GTGTACGCTTTCAGGTTTAAGCGGTCTCCGAATTGGGTGATCATCGGCAAGGGGTGGGTGTCGAATCTGTCGGATGTCGACTTCGTTGACCAATACCGACCGAGCAACAAGGCTTCCCGTGAGATGTACGCGAAAGCAAAAAAGCGGTTCGGCCCCGAGGCTTTGCAGATGCTCGAATATCACCGGGCTTGGGGGAGCACAAACCCCGTTGACAATGGTCACCTTGAGGGAGTAAATCAAGAGTAACAAGCAGCCGATGTCCCACCACGGGACGCCCTGAAGGCGTCTCTCCCGACCTGAAGTCGGGCGGTGGTTCTGGCACTACTGGTCAAGCGTCGGGCATTCATCCCTGAAGGATGATCCCCTGACCTGAAGTCAGCAGCGCAGACCGCCCAACTACTTCAGAACGGGAGATCCTTCAGGTGGCTAATACCCTCACCAGTATACTGCCCAAAATCTACGCCGCCGGTCTGACCGCGTTACGTGAAAACGCCGTCATGCCGCGCCTGGTCCGCAACTACAGCGGCCGCGTAGGCACCGCCCAGATCAAGGGCAACACGATTGACATACCCAAGGGCGTGGCGCTCACCGCCGCTGCTGTTTCGCCCTCGAATACCCCGCCAGCGAACACCGACATCACCCCCACCACGGTCCAGCTTGCGCTCGATCAGTGGCAGGAGGTGGACTTCCACCTTGATGACCAGCAGCTGACCCAGATCGACGCCAGCGACAATTTCATTCCGATGGAAGTGTCAGAGGCGGCGCGGGCGCTGGCCAACAAAGTCGACACCTCGCTGTTGGCTCTATATAAGGATGTTTACGGTGCGGGCGGGACGGTCGGCACCACGCCGTTCGCCAGCAATAGCAGCGCATGGACCACCGGCGCACGCAAGAAGCTGGTAAACCAGCTGGCACCGCTTGGTGGCCCGTACAACATCGTCCTCGATCCTGACGCCGAGGCTAACGCCCTGGCGCTTTCGACCTTCCAGGGTGCGGACACTCGCGGCTCGGACGCTCAGATGCGTACCGGTCAGATCGGCTTCGTGCTGGGCGCGGACTGGAATGTCAACCAGAACATCAGCGCCCACACAGCGGGCACGCTGACCAACGGCAGCGGGATGCTCGCCAAGATCAACAGCGGCAGCGTCGCTGTGGGCGATACGTCCGTCAATGTAGACGATTCGTCCCTGAGTGGCACCGTCGTTGCGGGTGACATCTTCACCGTTGCCGGTGATACGCAGCAGTATGTGGTAACAGCCGGTGCTACCGCTGGCAGCAATGCCATCGCAGGGCTGGCGTTCTCGCCCGCCGCGAAAGTGGCCTGGGCAGACAACGCGGTCGTGACCTTCGACGGTGGCGGCTCTGGTGCGACGAACCACGTGCCGAACCTCGCGTTCCATCCTGACGCCTTCGCGTTTGCGAGTGCGCCGATTGCGGATTCGATGATTCCTGGCGTCGGCGGTCCGATGCTGTCAGTGCCTGACGCGATCTCGGGCCTAAACCTGCGGCTCAGTGTCACGCGTGAGCATTATCAGACCACATGGCGCTTCGATATTCTGTACGGCGTCAAAACCGTGCGGCCCGAATTCGCCGCGCGTATTTACGGGTAAGATGGACGGGGCGGGACTGCCCACGGTCCCGCCCCATTCCCGAAATGGAAAATCCAGCAATCAAGCGCGTGCTGCGGAATGGCGAGGAAGCGGTGATCAACGCCGCCGATTTCGACCCCGAAACAGATGTCGAGTCCAGTGCCGATGCACCGCCGCCGAAAAGGAAGCGCGGGCGTCCGCGAAAAATAAAGGCGGCTGAATAGTGGCTATCGCGTTGTCAGAGACGGGATACTGCACGGCGGCTGATGTCGCGATGCTGATCCAGCAGTTGACCATCGACTCGACCTCCGACCCGTCAACGGCCGAGGTCGAAAGTTTTATTACCGATGATTTCCACATGATCAACGGTATGCTGGCAGCGCAGAATATCGCCGTGCCAGTGTCCCAGTCTGGCGGCAGTCTGTCCGTCGCGAGTGGAAATATTACCACAAATAAAGCCCATACGATGGGCGACCGGGACGTGGAGTTGACCGGCTCGAGCCTTGCCGGATCTGTGCGATACGGGGACATGCTGTCGTTTGCGGGTGCCACGCAGAAGTACATGGCCAACATGCCCGCAGAGGCAACAGATGACAACACTATTGCCGTCCCTATCGCCCCGTCACTGGAGACGGACATCGCCAGCGGAACAGTGGTGACGTATACCAGCGCCGCAGGGGCGGCGAACGTCCTCAAGCGGCTGAATGCCTTGGGCGCTGCCGTCCTCACGATGATGGCGGCGTATGGCTCTGCTGGTGGCGAGTTGGGCGAAGACTATGACGCCCTGCTGGCGCAGCGGACAACGATGTGGACCAATGTCCAGGCGCAGCAGATCAAGCTGCTGGGCGTAGATCGTGATGTTGCGAAGGGGCCGTCCTCCGAATCTATCCCATTAATCCGGTATTGAGCTATGGCTGACAAAGAATTGAGCGAGGAGATCGAAGAAGAAGCGCCCGAGGTGGAAGCCGAGGCCGCACCAGCGCCCGAGGTGGAAATCATCGCCGGCGACCCTGACGCCGTGCCGCCTGACGCGATCACCATAGGCTGGGACGGCTTTTGCCGGAGTCCAGATCTTGCCGGGAAAGGCTTTGCCGAGGCCGATGTGCTGGCGGCTATCCGTGCGGGGTTCGAGGTGGTGTGCGATGCTGCCGCCGCAGCTGGGCGGGACGTGGAGGAGGCCGACCGCATGGCCATGCAAGCCCTGGGGAATACGAACCTCGCCGAGGCGCTGGCGCAGCTGTCTGGCAGCGAAAGCGACCGCGCCGAAGCCGACGCTTGGATGGCGCTGCTTGAGGATGACGATTGCCGAGCTCTCGCATCGATGCCCCGCGGACAGGCAGACCGAGATGCCACAGCCTGAGTTCAATCTGACGGTCCGCGTCTACGGCGTGGACACCCTGCTGGAGACCAACGAGGAGGTCAAGAAGCGGGCAAATGCGCCGTTCAGGCTGACGGATTCCGGCAAGCTGCTGGCGAAAGATTTCCAGACGCACGTGGCCCAGACGTTTCGAAAGCGGGGGCGACCTAAATGGGCACCGCTGACAGACAACCCGCCCGGTTACGGCTATGCGTCATACAAGCGGCGCGTTCGTCCCGGTCGTTCCCTGCTGGTGTTCGATGGCGATCTGAAAAAGTCGCTGACGGGAAACAACAAAAGCAAGGGCTGGCTGTACAACGCGAGATCAAGGCGGCTGGTAATGGGATCGAGGGTGCCCTATGCCGAGTACCACCAGGATGGCACCTCCCGCATGGTAGCCCGCCCGCTTTTCATCCTGACCAAGGGCGTGGCCGAGCGTTGGGCCGACATCGTGCGCGATGAAATCTTCAGGGACATTTAATGGCTGGAACGATTAGCCCAGAAGACAGCATCGCCGCCTTGAAGCGGACGATCTCCGACGGGCTGGCGGCGCAGATTACCGCTCTGGACAACCGCTACGGCGACTTCAGCTTGCCGACCAGTATGATATATCACCTTGCGCCCGTCGCGCGGCACACGAAGACTCCGGCGCTGGTGCTGGTGCCTATCCGCACCGCAAAGCGGTACACGGACACAAGCGAGGACATATATCACCACACGCTCGGGGCCGAACTGATCTATCGGGCCAATATCAAGTCGGGCGGCGATAACAACCGCGAGCGCGTGACCAGGGTGCTGATGCGCCTTGCGGAAGGTATCGAGCAGATCGTCACAGATGACCAATGGCTGACCGTTTCCGGTGTTCGCAAGGTGGACATGTGCTTGCTGGAGGAGGTCAATTACTCGGAGCATTTCACGCCCGACGAGAGCATTCTCGAACAGCGGGCCGAAATGACTTTCCACGTCGCAGTCTCTACGTAGGGAGCATACAATGGCATCGTTTCAATATGGAGAAAAACGCCTCGGCTATTTCGTCGCCGAATCTACATTCGGAACCGGGGTAAAACCGGCAGCTGGTGACGGCTTCGTGGTCACCGACATGCAGATCACGCCGAATTACGAGTTCCACGATGTCCCCGACCGGCGTGGCACACGCTCCCGCATGGAGCAAGTGCCAGGGCGTAAGGGTGCGACGTTTACGATGAGCGGCACGCTGCGGCCTTCTGGCGCAGCGGGGACCGCACCAGACATCGGGCTGATCCTCAAGCACGCAATGGGGACGCAGACAATCTCCAGCAGTACCAGCGTGACGTATTCACTGAAAGAAGATCCCAGCGACATGTCTGGCACTCTGTACCACCAGCTTGATGACATCCAAGAAGGCGTGGTCGGTGCAATAATTCAGACGCTGAACTTTTCTTGGAACGGGCGCGACTTTGTCACTTGGGACGCCAGCGGCATCGGCGTGGATGTGCTCGAGGCTGGCACTACGCTGGCAAACGGAGCGGGGAGTTCGACAGCGACCTTGACCGTAGACGATGCGGACTTCTTTGCGCCTTACGGCGTGATAAAGATAGGCAGCAGCGACAATTCCGGCGCGGGGCATCAGATAACCGCAGTAAATTATAGCAATAACCAGTTGACGCTTGAAAGCAATGCGTCGTGGTCGGACAATGACCCTGTAATTCCGTTTCTCCCGACGATGAGCAACACCGGCTCGCCCATCTACGGCACCAAGGGCAAGCTGTCGCTCGATGGCGACTCAAGCGAGGTCAAACATACCGGCGGCTCGCTCTCGATAAACACGGGGCTGGATTTGCACAACGATGAGTTCGGCAGCGAGACAGCACAGGCAGTCGTGCTTGCTGGTGAGCGCGTGATTGACCACACGATTGACATGTTGGTCCGAGATACCACAA